GTGTGTGACTAAACTCCCTCAAATTTTGGGATACGTCCCTTCATACATTATGGGTGGACATATTCATCATAATTATGATAAGGAATTTGGACATACAACTGTAGTTGTAAATGGTTCACTCATAGGAGCAGACGATCACACAATGCAAGGTAGATATGGTGCTAAACCAAGTCAGAAGTTTATGGTATTTAATGAGTATGAAGGATTAGAAGCAACTTATATAATTAAACTTAATTAATTTAATAACAGATATCACAGTCAGACTGTGCGCTATCTCCGAAAAAGGAGATGATTTAATGTCAGAAATGAATTTTGTTCAAATGGATAGATTCTTAGACGAAATGAAAATTAATGCTGCTCTTAGAGATAGACGTATTTTTCTAAGTGATGAAGTTGATAGAGAATCTATTTTTAAAGTTTGTTACTTATTAGATAGACTTGAAGAATTAGATAAATCTAGTGGTGTTAAAAAGCCTATCGAAATAATTATAGATTCATATGGTGGATATATTTATCATGGTCTTGCTTTGATTTCAAAAATCCTAACATTGCGTGAAAAAGGATATAAAATTATTACTACAGTAAATTCTGTCGCTATGTCAATGGGATTTATGATTCTTTTGTGTGGTTCAGATCGTAGAGGATTAAAACATTCTCGAATTATGTGTCATCAACCCTCTTCTGCTTCTTGGGGTACTCTTCAGGATATGGAAGAATCTGTTGAAGAAACACAAGCACTATGGAACAGATTAAAAGAATTAATAATTAAATATACAAAAATTACAGATGAACAATTAGAGGATATTAAATCAAGGAAGTATGACTGGTTTATGTGGAGTGAAGAAGCAGTTGAACTTGGTGTAATTGACCATATCATTTAGGAGGTTAGATTATGGAAGAACAAGTAAATGAGCAAATTTTAGAGATTGATGCTGATCAATTAGAACAGTACATGAGTGGTTCTGACAAACTACCTCCTATCGAAATTCCTTTTGAATTTTATGATACTGATCAATTTTATAAAGGTATTGCAGATACATCTCATATTGCAGGAGTAATTACTGCATTATTGAACACAGGAGTATCAGAGTCATTTGTACTTGATTTTCTATTGAGCAGAGAAACAATTGCTCATAATGTTAAAGTAGCTGAAATTAATAAAGAAATGAATATTGATGTTGCTAAAAATGCTAAATTAACACAAGAAAAATACGAATTATAATTAGAGAACCCCTTACACAGCGTTCACTTTTTCTAAGATTAAGTGAGCGTTGAATAAGGTGTTTTTATTTGAATAAAAGGTGGTGAGTACTGTGGTTCGTGGAAAACAAGTTAGTGTAAAACTTACCTGTTCGTCTTGTGGTAAAGAAAAGAACCCAACTGATTTTTATGCTTCTAACTCCCCTTTCCATAAGCACACAGGAAAACTATCTGTTTGTAAAGAGTGTTTTTGGGAGTTTATTGATAATGATATTGAAAAATTAAAGATTGCATTACGCATGGTTGATAAGCCATTTTTAGTTGATATTTTACAAAGTTCACAAGATGAGGCAGAACGAGATAATAAAAATTTAATTAAACTATATATGAAAAACATAGGTATGCCACAATATAAGACGTTTAATTGGTCAGACAGTGTTTCCAACAATGAGAAGGAATTTAATATCACTGTTGAAGATTCCAGTTCATTTGATGAAAACTCATTATATAAAAAATGGGGACGTGGATATGCAGCAAGCGACTTAGAATATCTTGAAAATTTCTTTGCTGAGTATGCTCATAGTTACGCAACTGATACTCCTGTACAAGTTAACTTATATAAAAATATAGCTAAAGTCCACTTGCAAGCAGAGAAAGAATTGTCTGCAAATCAAACGAAGAACTTTAAAGACCTTATGGAATTGTCATCCAAATTACACAATGACGGTAATATTAAACCTATTCAATCAACTGGTGCAAATGATGATAAAGGTCTGTCAACATACGGACTTTGGATTAAGACTATTGAACAAGATGAACCTTGTGAATTCTTTGAAAATCAACCTATTTATGAAGATTATGATAAATTTAAGAAATACATTGATGATTGGTTTGTTCGTCCATTTAAAAATATCTTTAACATTTCTAAAGACTTTAATGTTAGGGATGATGACGAATAATGGCTGGAATCCAAAATTATGAAGTAGATAGGAATAAAAATTCAAAAGGTCAAAATGCTTTAGCAAAAATTCAAAGTGTAAGTAAAACCAAAGAAAATCAAAGTAAGAATGTTCGCATGAGAACACAAATGAAAAAATGGACTAGTTTTTATAGGTTGAATATTCATAGATTCGTAGGACATTATTTTGGTATTGAATTATTTTTCTTCCAAAAAATATTGCTTTTCTTTATGAATTTGAACACATTTGTAATGATCGTTGCTGCTCGTGGATTATCAAAATCGTTTATGATTGCGATATTCGCCTGCGCTAGATGTGTTCTCTACCCTAACACAAAAGTAATCATTGCATCCGGTGTAAAGAAGCAAGCAAAGTTAATTATAACGGAAAAAATAGAAAAAGAATTAATGCAATATCCTAATTTAGCAAGGGAAATAAAACAAGTTAAATCATCATCTAATGATGCAACGGTTATTTTCCATAATGGATCAACTATTGAAGCTGTAACTTCCAGTGAGAACTCAAGGGGTTATCGTGGGAATATTCTCATACTTGAAGAGTTTCGTATGATTGATGAAGGTATTTTAAACACAGTTTTAAAACCTTTCCTAAACGTATACAGACAACCTCCATATTTGAAGAATGAAAAGTACAGTCATTTAAAAGAAGAAAACATTGAATTGTATATAAGTTCTGCTTGGTACACATCACATTGGATGTGGAAATCCATGCAAAACGCAAGAGACATGATGCTCAAAGGAAAAGATGTTGCATTATTTTCATTAGACTATCTAACATCTATCCATCATGGATTATTGAGTAAAAAACGTATCCAGAAAGAACGTGAGGGTTCAGATTTCGATGAAATCAGCTTCCTCATGGAGTACGAGAACTTAATGTACGGTCAAAACGAAAATGCTATTTTCAAATTAGAGGATATCACGAAAAACCGAAAATTAAAGAACCCTTTCTACCCTATCAAGAACATTGATTATGTTTCTAATAAGAACAGTAGGAAAAAGGATAAAGATAAGCTACGTGATGGTGAAATTAGGGTTATTGGTGTGGACGTTGCCTTGATGGGTGGTAGTGCAAACGATGCTACAGTTGCTACTTGTGTAAGGCTTATACCAAATGGTGACAAATACCTTAGAAAAGTTTCCTATATAGAAACTATAGAAGGTGGTCATTCTGAAGACCAAGCAATAAGAATTAAACAATTATTCGAAGATTTTAAAGCGAGTTATGTTGCACTTGATACTCATGGTAATGGTATGGCTGTTTATGATCAATTGGTTAAAGTTAACTATGATGATCAAAGAGATGTCGAGTATGAAGCATGGTGTGCTTACAATGATGACGAAATGAAGGCTCGTGCAAAAACACAAAACCCACTACCAGTTGTATTTTCTATCAAGGCTAATAGTAGAATAAACCATGAAATTGCTACTTCTTTAAGGTCTAATCTTCAAAGTTCAAATATTGAATTATTAATCAATGAAATTGAAGCAAAAGATAATTTATCTGATAGAAAAAACTATTTAGATGCTTCTATTGAGGATAAAGTTTTAATGGAATTACCTTATGTTCAAACCACGCTGTTAGTAAATGAATTAGTTAACCTTGAACATCAAATTGTAGGTGGATATATAAAGATTACTGAAAAAGCTGGTAAACGTAAGGATAGATACAGTTCATTAGGTTTTGCAAATTATCTTGCTAAAATTCTTGAAGGTGAAAACCTAGTGGATAGAAGTCATAACACAAACTTTTCAGATTACATGTTCTACAACTAACCTTAACGTACAGGAGGTGAACAAATGCCAAGACAAAAGAAAGAAACTACTGATCAGCCTCAATCTATTCATTATGACGAACGTGAAATGATTCAGTTTGAGAGATTATCAGAAGGTATATACGCTATAAATTATAAAACAAAACCTACTTATATCAAATACTCAAAAGAACAGGTAATGAAAGCACTAGAATCTTCTAATACTAGTAGTTTGAGAATCATGTCTAATTACTTTTTCAATGTAAGTGGTGAATATAGGAGAATACTACACTACTTCTCTTCTATTCTTACGTTTGACTATTTAGTAGTTCCTAGAGTTTATGATGATAGTGTTGATTATCAGAAGAATTTGGATAAGATTTTAAAATATACAGATAACGCAAATATAAAAGAGGTTAATAGATTCATTACATTTATTACATTACTTGACGGTGTATTTTATGGTTATGAACGTACATTGGGTGAAAATATTGTACTACAACAATTACCTTTTGAATATTGTCGTTCAAAATTCAAGATAAACAATAATCATGCTGTTGAGTTTAATTTAAGGTTCTTTGATCAATACAAAGACACTGAACAAAAAATCGAAGTATTCGCTGCATTTCCTGATGAATTCTTTGACGCATATCTGGATTACAAAAATGGAAACTCAACTGAATGGGTATTATTAAATCCTAATTTCGCAAGATGTCATAAGTTAACTGATAACCAAACCCCTTTCTTCTCCACTGTATTCCCTGAGTTAATTAACTTAACCGAATACAAGGAAATGGATAAATCTAAAGATAATATGGATTTATACAGGTTGATTGTTCAGAAATTACCTTTGGACAAAAACACTGGATTACCTATGTTGAAATTAGAAGAAGGTCAAGCCTTACATAGAAATGCTAAGAAAATGATTACACAAGAAGGAATTGATGTTTTAACAACCCCTCTTGAAGTAGAAAGTATCAGCCTTCAAGAAAAAGGGCAAACACTCAGAGATAATATTGAACGTGCTAACAATCGTGTATTTAATACGGCTGGTGTTTCAAAGTTATTGTTAAACAGTGGTTCAGACGGTGGCTCAATTGGTTTATCCAATTCACTTAAAGTTGATGAATCTTTATTATTTGGGTTATTAGATCAAAATAAACTTTGGTATGAGAATCGTTTCACTTTAATTAACAAAGATCGAAAAGTATTTTATGAAATCCTCTTCCCTCCTATCACTATATTCAATCGTAAAGAAATGTACGATTTATATAAAGAAGGAGCAACATTAGGATATTCCAAACTTATGCCATTAACTGCAATGGGAATTAAACAAACAACCTTTATGAGTTTATTGAAATATGAAAATGATTATCTCAAGTTATTGGATAAGATGAAACCTTTACAAACCTCTTATACTCAAACTGAAAAAGTCGGTCAAGGTGCGCCTACAAAAGATGAGAAAGATTTGACTAATAAAGGTTTGGAAACGAAAAACAAGGACGCTAATAAAAATCGTGCGAAATAGGAAGTGATTAAATGAAAAGAGCACAAGAGTTTTTTAGTGGAACTGGAAATTTCTCAAAGCAATTCAGTGGATTCCGTGAAGATTTAGTTCTAATTAATGACGGAAATGCTGATTTATCTTTTACAACAGGACTTACAACTTTCACTTTAAAATCTGGCGAAGTATTTGATGAAGCAATTGATCCCTTTAATTCCATTAGTATCACTGCAACTGGTGCTTTCCGTGGATATGTAAGGGAGGATTACTGATGAACAGAAATAAAAGTAAATTTGGAAATAATGCGAAAGATGTAGCTTCACTTAGTGCACAATTGGCGGATAAGGCGCAGAAAACATATGTTGACCAACAAATTAGTAACATAGGTAATGCTTCGCCAAAAGGAACTTATGCAACCCTTACGGCATTACAAACAGCCTTTCCTACAGGAACAACAGGAATATATTTAGTTACCGCTGATGGCAAATGGTACTACTGGAACGGTACAGCGTGGACAGCAGGAGGAACTTATCAGTCTACAGGCATAGCGGATAGTAGCATAGCACCTAACATGTTATCGACAACCGCAGGTGACGGACTTGCTAAACTTTATAACTTATGCGACTATTCCAAGATCACACAGAATTTTTATTTAGATATTAACGGAAATCCCGTTTCGGCAGCCAATCAAGCCTATTCTGATTATATTCCAATTACGGTAGGTAAAACCTATTGCTTTTACGGAGCATTCAGCCTCACCTATCAAGTTATGGCTTATGATACAAATAAAACATTCCTTTTTTCTGTGCCAGCAAGTAATTTAGGGGGAGCATATCATGCTTATACTTATACTGTTCCTTCTAACGTTGTT